GGTGTACGGCAACGCACGGGTGACCGGAGACGCATGGGTGACTGGAGACGCACGGGTGTACGGCAACGCACAGGTGTACGGAGACGCACGGGTGTACGGCAACGCACAGGTGTACGGCAACGCACGGGTGACCGGAGACGCACGGGTGTACGGCAACGCACGGGTGACCAGCCAGGTGGATATGATTACTGTATTAGATATTGGCAGTGAGCGTGGATGTTTGACAATCTACAGGGACTCAGAGATAGGAGTTAGGGTAACTAGGGGTTGTTTCACTGGTTCTATTGAAGAATTTCTTGAAGCTGTCGAGTCTACTCATGGCGATAATATGCATGGTAAGGTTTATAAATCTTTAATCGAAACCGCTAAAATCCAATTTGGACTAGACTAAACAACCAGTTGTAACCTCCAGGTATAATATGCATGGAGGTTACATTATGACTAGTAAAAAAGAATGGTACCAGGGCATGAAATGTACGGCGGTTAGCCGTAGGACAGGGAACCCTTGCCGAAGCTACGCTGTGAAAGGTACTACTGTGTGCCGTAAGCATGGCGGCTCTGCACCGCAAATCAAAAAAGCTGCAAAGCTGAATTATGCGCGATATGTGGTAAAAGAAAAGGTTCGCCGTGAAGTGGGTGCGCTGGCGGTTGATGTGCCTATCGAGTCACGTGTAACAGACCCGCTCATAGAGCTACAGAGGCTTACTACTGAAGCAATCCATTTCAAGGATGTTCTCGGACGTATGGTGAATGAGCTAAATCATAATATTGAGCACTTCACAGAAGAGGGCTCGCTACAAATCCGTGCCGCCGTGCAGCTGTATGGCGAGGCGATGGATCGCACAGCTAAGTTCCTTGATATGGCTATGAAACACGATATTGCAGGTAAGATAGTGCAGATTGAGGCAGCTAAGGTTTCTGCTATTTCGGCGGCTATTTCGCGCGCTCTGGCTTCTGCTGGGCTGACTAGCGAGCAGGAAAATACTGTGCGTAATACGCTAGCTATTGAGCTACATGCTCTAGAGTCTCAGGGGGAGTAAAATATTTTTCGCAGAACTCGCGCGCGCGGTAGCCCCACGCACAGTATCATGGGCTACACCTGGTGAATTGGCGGCTGATCTAGACCCTAAAAATGTGCAGACACCAGCGCTTGATGTTATTGACGCGGCGCTTGTGCGCGCCTACAACACTCCTGATGCAAGGTTGATTATTTCTATGCCACCACAGGAAGGTAAATCCCAGCGCGCCACACGCCGCTTCACAGAGTGGGTGTTATCTAAAGACCCCGATAAGCGTGTGATTATCGCCTCATACCAGGCTGCTATCGCGTCCGACTGGGGGCGCACGATCAGGAATGACATACGCGAGCACGGCGACAAAATGCAGATAGAGCTTGCAGCTGATTCGTCAGCGGCTCACTATTGGCATATACGCGGACATGCTGGCTCTCTTTTCTGTACCGGCGTGGGCGGGTCTATGACTGGTAAGCCTGCTGATGTACTGATTATCGATGACCCTGTGCGTGGTATGGAAGATGCCCGCTCGGAGGCGTATCAGCGCCGCGCCTGGTCGTGGTGGACTTCCACAGCGTCCACACGTCTAGCCCCAGGTGCGCCCGTAATTATGATCCTTACTCGCTGGCATGAGAATGACCTTGCAGGGCAGGTAATGGCTAATCAACCTGGTGAATGGGAGTATATACGTATTCCTGCCCAGGCAGACCACAACCCAGCGCGCGGTGAGACTGACATTCTAGGCCGTGAACCTGGTGAGTTCATGATTAGTGCACGCGGCAGGTCTCGCGAGAACTGGGAGAAACGTAAACGCGATGCTAACCCGCAGGCGTGGGCGGCACTGTATCAGGGCACACCAGCGCCCGATGAAGGCGGCATATTCCCTAAATCTGATGATCTGGCGCGCTACACAGCACCTATCTGGATAGAAAATCCAGACGGCTCACGCACATTCCCCGGCGTATCTAATAGCGGAATACTCGTGCAGTCCTGGGATTTGACGTTTAAGGACACTACAGGGTCTGATTATGCGGTAGGGCAAACCTGGTACGCAGAGGGCAACACCGCGTACCTGGTTGATATGGTGCGTGAGCGCATGAATTTCACCCGCACATGTGAGGCCATCGAGGCTATGGCCGCTAAATACCCGCAGGCAACAATCAAATATGTTGAGGACAAGGCGAATGGCCCCGCCGTAATCGACTCTCTACGATCTCGCGTCCCGGGGATTATCCCGGTAAATCCTGAGGGCGGCAAGGTTGTTAGGGCTAACGCAGTTACTGCGTACATTCACGCGAAAAATGTGCTATTCCCCACCCCGCAGCTTTTGCCGAATGTGGAAGAGCTCATAACAGAAATGCGGCAATTCCCGGCTGGTGCGCACGACGATACTGTGGACGCTATGACGCAGGCGCTAAATCAGATATACCATCACCCGATATACGGCGGGTATGATGATGTACAGGATTACACCGACAACGACTATGAGATAGGATACGCATACTGATGGGTATTTTTGATGCGCGCCGTGAGCGCCGCGAGCTACGAGAAGCGACACGTGACCTGCAAGAGTCAATCGCCGATCTAGAACAGGCATGGGCACAAAATACGGAGTGGCGGTCTATTGCGGCCGCCGCCGAAACAGAGTTCTCCCTGTCTGGAGTACAGAATATCGCCGAGACATGCCGCGTGCTCGCCGTTGCAGACCCGCTAGGTAAACGCGGCGTGAGTATCCGCACATCATATGTTTTCGGGTCTGGTATAGGCATCACCTGCGACGATGAGTCAGGCGTAAACGAGATTATCCAGGCTTTCCTTGATGATCCGGATAACCGCATCTCCCTAACCGGGCACAGTGCACACCAGGCAATCGGAACCCAGGAAGCGGCAGACGGAAATATTTTCTTTCTGATTTTCACTGATCCTGCTACCGGACGCGCTGTTGTGCGCACCGAGGGTATCGAGCATATCGAGAAAATTCTTCCAATGCAGGAAGACAGCGCCCGCCCCGCCCTATACCTGCGCTCCTACTACCAGTACGGACACACTGTCAAAACATGGCACCCCGCAATAGGATACGATTCAGCGAATAAATATGCAGAGCTAGATGGTATCCCCGTAGACTGGAATACACCCATCTACCACCATGCCGTAAATCGCATCCCCATGAGCCTGCTAGGCACACCCGACCTGTTTGCAGCCTCACCTTGGATCAGCGCCTACAAGAACTATCTGCAAGATTGGGCGCGGCTCATGCGCGCCATCAGTAAAATCAGCCACCGCATCACAGGCAAAACCTCCCGCGCCGTACAAGAAGCACGCCGCGCCATACAGCAAGCCGCCACAGCCACACAGCCCGGCGCAATAGGGCTAGTAGACGCAGAAATCACCACCATGCCAAACACGGGCGCGACCATCGACGCGGAATCAGGCAAACCCTTAGCTGCCATGATCGCCGCCGCCCTAGGCGTACCCGTCACAATGCTACTCGCAGACCCAGGACAAACCGGTGCCCGCGCAGTAGCCGAAACACTCGACCGCCCCCTACAACTCGAAATCGAAGCGCGCCGCCGCACCTGGGAAGAAACATACCGCGCAATCATCAACCACATCATCGACACACAAATCACGCTAGGTAACCTACCCGCAGAAGCACCCCGCACAATCACCTTCCACTGGGACGACATCACACCCGAACCCACCCAAGCACAACTAGACGCAATCACCACAGCAGACCAGCTCGGCATACTCCCACTAGACCAAACCGCACTACTCGCCATGCGTGCACTCGGAATCACAGACCCAGACGAAAAAATAAACCAACTCCGCGACGAAAACGGACAAATCCATCGCACCACCGAAACCACAGGCGACGCACTAATCCGCGCAGCATACGCAGGAGAAATCAAATGACCCCAGAAGAATACGCCCAAAACCTACAACAAGACCTCACCCAAATAGAAAACCAACACACCCAACCCCTCATCATCGCCGCACACCAAAACCACCAAAACCTAACCGCCACACTCGCATCCATCACCGCACTAGGCACACTCACACCACGCCACACACGACACAAACAACAGACCGCCGCCCTAACCACATACGCCACCACCCTAGCCACCATCCAACACCAAACCAACCAAGCCGCACAACAAGCAGCCAACCAAGCCACCACCACCACACACCACCACCTCCAAAACTACACAACACAAACACTCCCCCAACCCACACCACCACCCAAACCAGAAAAAATCAACATAACTAGCCTAAAAACCAAAATCACACAAATAGCCACCGCCATCACACTAGGCATAAACCTAGCCACACAACAAGCCACACGACGCACCACCCAAACACTCACCCAACAAATCCAAAACCAAGGCTGGCAATGGGTCGCACAACTCGACAAAAACACATGCCGGTCATGCATCATGCACCACGGCGAAAAACACATGAGCGGAGAACTACACTCACACCCAAACTGCCGCTGCGTAATGGCACCGCTTCTAAGTCAGTATCCTGACATTACCGCTCGTAACTCGGGTAGAGAGTGGTTCGACTCACTCGATTTCGATTCACAGGTAGAAGCTATAGCAGGTGTAGCTTCATCGTCTCAAGGTATGGAGGTTGTGCGAGGTCTGGCTGATGGGTCTATTGCGTGGTCTGATTTGTCGCGGCGTGCCCGCTGGTATGATGGGTCTATGTATTGGACTCAACGTAATTTGTCTGACATTTTGGCTAGGAGGAAGTAGTGTCTAGTGTGCATTTGATTGAGGCTGATGGTGAGCCGACTGGCTCCCTGGTGGCTGTGACTATCATTACACCGGGTAAGGGTAGTTCTGGCGAGTACCCGCCTGAGACTATCAAGAAGCTTGCAGAGTCGCCTATCTGGGATTCGCCTGTGCACATGTATATGAACCATGCGACAGGTAGTGAGCGTGCGTCTCGTCCTGAGGGTGATATTCGTGAGCTGGCTGGTGTTATTGATGGTCGCCCTGTTGTTGATGATTCGGGCGCACTGGTTGGTCGTGCGAAGATTTTTCCTGAGTACCGCGACTTTATTCGTGAGCGTGCCCCGTATATAGGCGTGTCTATTAACGCGTCTGGTATAATGGCGCCTGGGAAAGACCGGGTGATTAAAGAGATTACGCAGGTCGATTCTGTTGATTTTGTTACGAAGCCGGGGCGCGGCGGGAAGATTACTGCCGTCCTGGAATCTAGTAGAGAGGTGGACGGCATGGCGAACATTGTTGAAGCTGATGGCGTACCCGTGACTAAGCCGACGGCAGCACCCGTACAGGATGCACCTAAGGTTGAGTCACCCGAGGTAACCGAGCTGAAAAAGCAGGTTGAAGACCTGAAAGCAGAGCGCGACGAACTGAAAGCCAAAGTAGAAGAGCTTGAAGCAGAGGGCGCGAAGAAAGACGCTGAGGCTGTTGTTGCTGAGGCATTCCGCAACGTGGACGCGCCCACGACTCGCAAAATGCTTGTAGAGTCAGCAGCTGGCTTGAGCCGGGATGAATTCGAGACTCGTGTGCAGGAATCCCTCAAAGAGGTGCTGGCTGCAAAGTCTGCACAATCTCCCGTCTACGGTATGGGCGCTCACGTCCAGGAATCACAGTCTGCAACTGTGGACGATATTCTTTCGATCATGAAGGGGCTATAGAATAATGGCTACAAACGTATCCTACGGCAAAGGCGAACACATCGCCCTCATTGCCGATAAAAAGTACGAGTCCGGTAAACCCGTCCGTATCGGCGCTATCGCTGGTGTAGCAATGACTACCGCAGAACAAGGGCAGAAAGTAACTATCTGGCGTAACGGATCATACCGCCTGCCCGTGAAGGAAACCGTGCAGGCTGGCGCAATCGTCAAGCTCGGTACTGATGGCTTGCTCACCACTGGTGCAGGCAAGATTTGGGGTGTAGCACTACAGGCTTCCGCATCTGCTGGTGCGACTATTGAGGTTGCACCCGTAGGCGTAGCATTCGACTAAACCAAGAAGGAACCAAATAATGAGTGAATTTCTTAACTATGAGAAGCTACGCGACACCGGCGCAAACCAGCGCGTAGCAGAAGCCGCCACCATCCTCCGTGACGGTATCCGGGGCGGATACAGTGCGCAGGCGCGCTTGCAGGAAGCGCTTACTACTAGCGACTTCCCCGCACTGCTTGGGCGCGCTTTTGAGTACGAAGTACTTGATCTGTACCGTGGCTACGAAACACAGTGGCAGAAGGTGGCACAGACCACGCGCCTGTCGTCCTTTAATCCTACCCCGCTGGCTACCCTAGCAGGTGACATTGACTATATGCATGTCAATGAAGCGGAAGAGTACAAGGCTGCCGACCTGCTGCCTGGAACCGTGCAGATCAAGAATGACAAGTATGGTAGGGTGTTCCCCTTCACGTGGGAAGACGTTGTAAACAAAAACTGGGATAAGCTAACCCAGATTCCTAAGCGCCTAGCTGCTGGTGCAGCAAAGCTGGAAGATAAGGTAGTGTTCTCTACCTTGTTCGATGCGCAGGGCATTAATCAGGCATTCTTCTCTGGCGCGTCCGTGGCTGACACTAAGGCGCTATCGCTTGAGAACTTGAAGGCAGCATACGCTGCTGTGTCTGGTCGTGACGGTGTGCACGGCTCCGCCATCGACGTGGAGCGCATGGTACTGGTTGTACCTTCTGCTCTCGCTGTTCAGGCTCGCGAGATTCTGGGCGCTAAGGAAATCCGCACCAAATCGGGCAATAGCGAAACCGTTTCGGCTAACTTCCTGTCGAGCAACATTGATATTGCTGTTGTGCCTCAGCTCGCACAGCTGAACCCGAAGGTTACCACGAAGAACACTACTTGGTTCCTTCTGCCCGCTGCTGGTTCGGCAAACCCGGCTATCCAGCGCGCAACCCTTGTGGGGCATGAAACCCCTGACCTGCGTATCAGCAACAACACTGGTATCTCCGTGACCGGCAGCACCATTGATGCGCGTGAAGGTGGCTTCACTGATGATACTATCGCTTACCGTGGTCGCCACGTCACCGGCGCTGCCGCTGTGTTCGCGCACGCTGCATACGCGTCTGACGGCACCAAGTAAGCTACACTAGAGGGGTGAGGCTCTATGTCTCTGACAGCAGAAGATATTTACACGATCCGCCTACTGGTAAACGATTTACCGAGCGATGATAAACAGTTACACGATCATGAAACTATTTTCTCTGACAGAGACATAGAGCTTCTTGCGTCTCTAGAGCCTGCTAGTGTCGAGGCGGTTACTGTTCGTCGTGTTGCGGCTCGCCTGCTGCGGCGCATGGCTACAGATGAAAACCTGCTGTCCAAGAAGATCACGACACAGGATTTATCTGTTGATGGTGTGGCTGTCGCTGCCGAGTTGCGGGCGCAGGCTGACGCGTTGGATGCTGAGGCTACCCGTATCCATGAAGAGGGTGACCCCATGGTGGGTGCCTGGTTCGAGCCGATGGGAGAGTGCCGCTATGGCTCGCTATACTTCTAGGCAGCGTGTGGTACCTGCTGATTGGTCTTTGCGTCTTGCACCTGTGGTTGAGCAGGGCATGACGGCTATGGTTGATGTGCTCGCGCCCGCTGCCGTGAATCCTAAAGCACCGCTTTCTGGTGTGGTTGAGAAGCGCGTGTTTACTGATGTGACTTGTCGTATTCAGGAGTTGAACCGGTATGCGGATAATGTGACTGGTTCGGTTCAGGATGCAGCTACACGTGACTATCTGGTTCAGATGCCTTTGCGTATGTGGGAGCTACGGACAGGCTTGCGTAACCATGTGCTCGTTGTCACTGCGTCTAATATTCCTGGTATGCAAGGTAAGCGTTTCACTGTGAAGCAGATCATGGCTGGTTCGCTGCTTGGGTCTATCGACCTTATTTGTGGTGAGATGCAGAACCAGAGAGCAGGCGCGAAATGATGCAGCAGGATTGGGAAGAAATGAAGAAGCTGGCTGTTACCTTCCAGGTAGCGGCTGCTCACGATTTCTCACCGCAGGTACTCGCAGCAGGTAAGATACTGCGTGATGAGGCTAAACGCCGCGCACCAGTACGCACCGGCTACTTGCGCTCAAACATCACGGCAGCTAAGGCTGGGAAAAATGCAGCGGATGTTATCTCTGCTGCACCATACGCCGCGTATGTTGAGTTCGGTACATCTAAGATGGCTCCGCGCTCGCACATGCGCCCTGCTATTGAAGCGACTATGGATGACATGGTGGCGGCTGTCATTGAGGGGGTAGAGCTGTGAGTATCACTATCGAGCTTGCGGAAGCTATCGAGCGTGCGCTAACTGGTATCGAGAACGTTTCAGTGTTCCAGGGTTTTGTTCCTGAGCCTGTGCCCGAGTACCTGCCTAACCATATTAAGCCGTATGTGGCTATTTTTATGGGTGTAGGTGCAGGGTATGAGGACATGGTAGGGCTATGCGGTACACCTGACAATGATTCTTTGACTGTCGATTTCACTGTCACTTGTGTAGCCCATACCACGCATGAGCTTTATGCGCTCACCGATGCTGTGCGTGACCGGCTCGCGACCACAAAGATAATGGGTGACAGCTACGCTAACCTTGACTGGGCACAGGCTCAAGGGCAGGTCATGCTAACAGACTCAGAGGTCACGCCTGCACGACTATACACGCCTTTGACGTACACTATTACCATACCTAGGGGGTAATGATGGATAATTTTATGTGGCTAGTACACCCCGAGACACGCCGTCTCGCGTATGTGCCTGCCAGCTACATTGAGCTATTTGGTTTTGAGGTTCCGCCGTCACAGCGCGAGCAGGAACCAGCAGAGCCAGTAGAATACACTACAACCGAGTTTACCGAGTCTGAGGAGGACTACAATGGCTGATTCTTCGCCGGGACGCACCTATGCGGGTGCTAAATTAAAGCTGATGCTTATTCCTATGGGTGGCGTTGTCTCTATGGACAAGCCGAAGGTAGCTGAGCTTAACGCTAATACTGCCCTGGATATTTCGTGTGCGGCTATCAAGTCGCAGACCAAGATCGGGTCTACTGACTCTGAAACCATTGACGGCATGGCTGCGGTCTGTGAAGATACAAATGCTAAGGCTTGGGGGCAGTCCAATGCGGAGGTTGAGCTTGCTATCTTCCGATACTTCCAGGAAGGCGCTAACGGCGGCAAGTTCGACCCGGTGCGTGACAAGATTTTCCAGATGCTCAAGAATAAAGGCACCGAGGCGTATGTTGTCACCCGTCACACCAACAAGCCGTACTATGACCCTTTCGCAGAGGGCGACGAAATCAGCATCTACGCATGCTCATTCGACCAGCCGCACCCAGTAAATGAAGCAGCTGACCGCACCTCTGGTTACATCCGCACCATTCACAAGTGCCAGGTGACTGGTTTCCGTGAGTTTATTAGTGTGGTAGCATAGTAATGTGTCTTGAGTGAGTGAGTGATACAATATTGGGTGTCTCCCCTGTGGTGGTTGTGGGAGGCACCCAATATTTTTTACCCATCACACCACCTGATAGGGAGAATACAAAAATGGCTAAGAACACTGCTGAGAACGCTTTTAATCTTTCCGAGTGGTTGTCTGGTGCAGACCAGTACAAGCTGCACCGCGAAACCCTGCTGCTTTTGAATCCTGATGATGTGGCAGATTTGGCGAATGTTGAAGAGCAGATCGAAAAGCTAGAGGCGTTGCGCGCAGAGGGTGAGAGCGACGACATGGAGACTGTCGCCTCAGAATCACTCGACGGTGAGCTTGCCGCGCTGTATGAGCAGGTAGAAGAAATTACTGCTAACGCTAAGACTGCTACTTTCCGTACCCGTGTCCTCACTGATGCTGAGCTGAAAGAAATCAACAAGGACTGGAAGAAAGACACCGGTAAGGACGAAGTGGACACCGAAGACCTGACATGGTGGGCGCGCGTGTTCCAGCTCACCGCCACTCTTGAAGGGCAGTCACTCGCCGCGTCACAGTGGCTTAAACTTGCTGACACTCTAGGTGGGCAATTCGTAAAGTGCCTCTCAACCTACGGCGAAGCACGCGCCGCCGAGGCAACGCTGGAGGTGTCGCCCCGATTTCGTCGCCGATAGCCTAATAGAAGAAGAAAATGCGGCGGCTGTACTCGTAATGCGTGCAGCCGCCCGCTGGGGCAAACCACCATCCGCAATGCTATTGGGCGACAGTACCCGCGACTGGACAGACCGCGACATGACAGCCGCGTTAGGGTGGGAAATCTACCAGGCTGAGCTATGCCCAGAATGCGGCAACCCACGCAAAAAATGCCGTGAAGGGCACACCCAGTTCGAGGTCGAAACATACACCTGTAAGGCAAAGGAAGCTGTCGAGCAAATCACGCAGCGGGAAGACTACAAGCCCCGCCCAGGCGATATTCTTGTTCCGGAGCCTTACGACGCGACAGAAGACCCAGCGTACCTAGACCTACTAGAATGGCAGCAGCAACTATCTGAGGAAGAGCAGGAGTAATAGCATGGCACGAACCGGCGGATCACGCGGAGGCAAATCAAGCGCTGCGCAAACAGTCACTATCCAGCTACGGGCAGACACCAAGAACTTTGTCGCCGGCGTGACAGCCGCCGCCAACAGTGCACGCAACGCAGCACAACAGGCTGCACACGAAACAGCAAAAGCAACAGCCAACGCAGCCAAAGCCGCGCAATCCGAAGCAGCCAAAGGCTCCGCCCAATCAGCCGCCGCCGCCGCACGAGAAGCAGGACGCGCCGCCGCCGCAGCCGCATCCACCGCAGCACGCGAACGCGTAGGCGTAATAAGCGGAATGACCCGAGCCGAAAAAGCAGCATACAAAGAAGCCGCAGAAGCCGCGAAAGCAAGCGCGGGCAGTATTACCGGTGTAATGGAGCGTGCGTCTCGTACCGCTAGTGTTGGGTGGCGTGACTATGCGTCGGCTGTTAAGTCTAGTGTGTCTTCTGCAGCGTCTGCGGCTGGGTCTGCATTCAGGAACAGTAACTTTGGTTCTGCTGTGATGTATAACTCGTTTACTACGGGTATTCGTTATGCGTTCTCTAGCGCTAAGGACTCTGTGACTGGTGCATTTGGGGCTATGGCTGATCGTGGGCGGGCTATGGTTTCTAGCGTTGGCGGGTATTTCCGTGACCTGGGTAATGAGGCTCGCACTCTCGCGAAGAATATTCTGTCGAACCGTGACGCTTTGGATCATATTTCTACGGGCGCTGCGCTTGGTGGTGCCGCGCTTACGGCTGGTTTTGGGTACGCTGTGAAGCAGTACGCCGATTTTGACAAGGCTATGTCGCAGGTGCAGGCGGCTACGCATGAGACTGCTGGCAATATGAATAAGCTTCGTGAGGCTGCTATGAAGGCTGGCGCGGACACTAAGTACTCTGGCTCTGAGGCGGCTAATGGTATTGAAGAGCTTGCTAAGGCTGGTGTCGAGACTAAGGACATTCTCGGTGGTGGGTTGTCTGGTGCGTTGTCGCTCGCTGCTGCGGGTAATATTGAGGTTGGCGAGGCTGCCGAGTTGGCTGCTACGGCGATGACCCAGTTCGGGTTGAAAGGCTCGGATATTGGGCATGTTGCTGACCTTCTTGCGGCTGGTGCTGGTAAAGCTCAGGGTAGCGTTGGCGACCTCGGGTATGCCCTTAAACAGTCTGGTCTTGTCGCGGCGCAAACCGGGTTGTCGATTGAGGAGACAACGGGTACGCTTGCTGCGTTCGCGTCTGCTGGTCTGGTCGGCTCTGACGCTGGTACATCTTTCAAGGTCATGCTGCAGAAGCTACAGAATCCATCCAAGGAAGCGGCTGGGCTTATGGCTGAGTACGGCATCTCACTGTACAATGCTGAGGGTAAGTTCAAGGGTATTACCGCTGTTGCTGGCGATCTGAAGCGTGGGCTAGAGAACCTGACACCCGCACAGCGTGACGCTGCGCTCGCAACCATCTTCGGGTCTGACGCTGTGCGTGCCGCCAACGTGCTATACACCCAAGGGCAAGAAGGCATTCAAGGCTGGATCGATAAGACTAATGACGCTGGATACGCTGCTAGTACGGCTGCTATTCAGCAGGACAACCTAGCTGGCGATATTGAGAAGCTAGGTGGTGCTATCGACACGATTATTCTTAGCTCTTCCGGCGGCCTGTCTGATTTCTTCCGTGGACTCGTGCAGATGGCTACAGGTCTACTCGATTTCATGGGTAAGCTGCCGCCGTCATTCCTCGCAGTGAACCTTACTGTGGTCGGTCTCACCGGTGTAGCCTTGCTTGGTGTAGCCGCCGCCGCTAAATTCATCACTGCATACCAGACCATGAAAGCCACGCTGGCTTCATTCTCCGTGTCTGCGAGTACTGCATCAGCATCTACACGAGAGCTTGCCGAGTCTACTGAGGGTGCAGCTGCCGCTGCTAGCGGCTCAAAGCTCGGTAGGCTCGGTGCAACACTAGGCAAGATCGCTGGTACCGCCGCACTCGCAGCCGAAGGTATCGTGCTTTTCGTTAGCGCAGCGAACACGGAGTACAAAGCACCATCACTCGACAGTATGAACAGTGCGCTAAAGAACACGGGCGGAAACCTAGACCAGGTAAACCAGAAATTCAAAGACATGGGCGGTAAAGCTACCTGGGCTTTCCTTGGTCTGGAAGACCAAGTGCCCAAGGTGAACGGCTTGGGTGAAGCCCTGGTGAAGCTCAAGGCTGACTCTGGCGACGCGATGGAAGGCTTCTCTCAATGGGTATCCCACACGGCTGGCGCTAAGGTTGGTGCTGACGCTCTCAAAGAGGCTGTAACGAACCTAGATGAGTCATTGGGCAGCTTGTATGCTGAGAATCGTGGTGAGGCTGAGAAGTTCTTCCAGTCGATTGTACGCGAAACAGACGCAGCGTCTGAGGCGCAGGGGCGCGCGAAATACACGGCTCAGGAGTACATGCAGGCGTTCCCGAAGCTGAAAGAAGCCGTCGAGAATTATGCTTCGTCCCTGAACGTGTCTCTGACTGATGAAGAGAAGTACCAGGTCATGCTTGGCGAGTATCCACCCAAGCTTGCTGATGCTGCTCGTGCACAGGACGAGCTGAAACACTCCCTTGAGGTTCAGAAAAACTCGCTAGATGAAGGCTCTGCCGCTATGCAGGGGCTTTCTGGTGAAGCGCAGGAGATGGCTAAATGGGTTGAGGGTGCTGGCTCTGCTGTTGAAGACCTTGATAAGGGTTTGAAGATGCTCGCGGGCGGGTTTGCTGACTCGACTAAGAGCATGGCTGACTACTACAAGTCCATGGACGATTTGTCTGAGGCTATCCAGAAGAACTCAGCGGCATATGATGGGCAGACGAGAACTTTCGATCAGACCACGAAAGCGGGGCAAAAGCTGAATGATGCTTTTGCGAAGATGGCGCAGGAAGGTATCCAGGCTTCTTCTGCTGTTGCTCGTCAGGGTGGCGACTATGACGCTGTTCGTAACCATATTCATGGTGTGATTGATACGCTGCGTCAGTCTGCGTTGCAGATGGGTTTGACCTCTGATGAGGCTGAACAGCTGATTCACTCGATTTACGCTATCCCTGACCGCGTGTCGATTGACACGTGGGCTGATACTACGGCTGCCCGTGTGATGACTTCTCTGAATAATGATATTGAGCGTATGCCTCGTGAGGTCGTTATCGGTACACAGGTGTTTGGTGTGGACGCGGCTACGGGTAAGCTCAAGTATTTGCGTGAGGCTAGTGACGCTGCGGGTGGCAATGTGAATATTGCAGCTAATGCTGATACGGAGCAGGCTTTTGGGCAGCTTGGTGCTTTGGCGAATAAGGCTAATAGTGTTCCTGGTAGGGTTGATACGGTTGCTAATGCTCGGACAGGTGTAGCTAACAGTAACATCAATAACTACAAGTCAAACCTTGATAGCATTCCGCGCCAGAAGACGACTACGATCACCCAGATTTTTGAGCGGAAGATGGTTGATTCTGTGAAGAAAACTCTGGGTCGTCGTGGCGGTTGGCGTGCGCATGGTGGCGCTGTCCCTGGCTTCGCTACCGGAGGTGTTATCCCTGGGCGTGAACCGTTGTCCAGGTGGACTGATAATGTGCCTGCTGTAACTGATGCTGGTGTGCCTCTCATGGTTCGATCAGGAGAGTTTATCGTGAATGCTGATGCTACACGTAAGCATCGTGGATTGTTGGAGCGTATCAATTCGGGTGATTTTGTGCGCGGCTTCTCTGCTGGCGGGCACGTCTCTGGTCGGAGTGAATTTGTGGCACCACCCCAGGCACCTGACCTGTATAATCAGATAGTCGAGGCGCTGTCTAACTGGAGACCTATGGTAAATATTGATGGGCGACAATTCTACGGCACGATGCGTTCAACAACTTTGCAGGCACGGAGGTAAACCCCTTGAGTTCGTACCCTATGATGATTGGGCAGCAAGCCTCCTTTATGCAGGTGCGAGGCGGCTCTACAGAGCAGGTGAACTACTCTTTTGCTAACCGTCAGGTGCAGCAGTCTGCTACTGGTGCGCGTAGGTTCTCTTTCTATGGTCGCCCTCAGGCGCTAAAAGATTTCTCGGCTACATTCCGTGTTGCAGGTAAAGATCGTGAGAAAGTCGAAATGATGCTCATGAACGCTGCTTATAATGTGCACAATTTGAGTACGTATTATCCTTTGACTATTTTTCCGGCAGGGTCTCAGGTTGAGAATCTGCTTACTGAGCGTGACTCTATGATGTTGCCTGCTGCTGTTAATGGTGGGGCTACACTTTCTGGTGGCGAAGTTGATGAGTATGACCGATCTATTTTCTACCGCGATTTATATTCGGTAACTAAAAATGTACGCGTAGTGGATCACCAGCCATTGCCTTTCGGTAGACAAGAGTATAACTTCAGTGCCGTGCTATCGCCTGGTTCTACTATAAATATTGCGATAGATATTGCTGGAGCCAAGACTATAACCTACACTCTTTCGCGTGGCTCGCTTGATGGCTTATTTCCAACGCGCAAGGCAATCTGGTTTACTCTTGACGCTAACCCGATCAGCTTTTCCGTTACCGCAATAGAAGGCGAACTTGGATACCCAAGCCTGACTACTGGTAGGGAGATGAAGGCGTGGACACCTGGCAGGTGTATTCAGAATGTTGCGCTAACCGAGTTGTCTTCGCAGAAGCTTCGCGGTATGACTGGTATGCCACCTATTTATGAGTATCAGTGCAAGTTTATTGAAGTCGGAGCAGGTAGGGCAAAGGTTGTATAATGAGGTCTGATTTTCCACCACCGCAAGTAATCAAATCTGAGGCTGAGATAGCCAAACATGGTGTGACTGTTATCAACGCGTCAATAATGATTGGCGGTGTCGATAAGGGGATGCATGAGGTGACTATCAACCAGTCTGCCTCTAAAGATGCGGCGGGTCGACTCGCCACTAATGATGGTTTCTCTAACTCGGGTGCTACTATTACGTGGGATATACCTATGGGTGCTACACCTGATTTTGTTAGCATGTCTGTTTCGGCTGATCGCCCTGATTTTGCTGATAAATTCAGTATCCCTTATCTTGGTGATAAGGTGGAGATTTTTCTGCACAAGTCGCCCGCATCCATAACCAAGCAGTACTACAGCAAGGTGTTTACGGGGCGTGTCTCTTCTAATAAGATCGACTCGAGTACTGGCGGGCTAGTGACTGAGTGTGTGGACTATATCGACAATCTGTCTAAAGTTGTTGAGGTGCTTCCTCTTGCTTATGTTATGCCTGGTCGCCGCCGCACAGATAATGGGCGTTTCTACCCTGCCGCTTCACTATCCTCCTTTATCTGGGATATTTTGGAGCAGTGCGGTTACTCTCCTGCCGTGAAGTCTAAGCTGCCTGTTTACGAGAATAAGCAGGTGCTCTTGTATGCCCCTTTGCAGGGGTCTTTCATGTGTAATTGGCGGCGCGGGCACGGGCAGCTAATCGGAGCATCTGGCGGGTCGAAATGGGGTGATTCTGGGCATCCACTCTTCGCCTTCTATTTTGGTGAAGGCACATCATATCTAACTCGCGGGCACGCAACCTATGAGACAGCCAACGGGCATAACAAGACTTATTCTAAAGGAGTTCCGCTTATTCTGCGCGGAAAGAATAGCCTTAGTAGGTCTGGTGACACCTGGATCAATATCTATTGCGAAAAGGGTGGCGCTAGGGATGCTGCGCGCTTTGGCATCCTTGCTGATGGGTCTATCGCACTGGATACTGTAGAGAAGCCCATGAAGCTTGCACCTGGTGCACGTTTCGAGCTAAAGATAGAGGGAAATAAGTGGCGTGTAGACCAAGAAAACGGAGAATACGCGCTGGGTAGCCTGCCTGATACGCGATTGCGTGATGGCGGAAACCTTTATGCTGTTGAGATTTATGCGTCACAGGGTGGGCATATCGCGGATGTGCTTCTGCTGAATGGCGATTTACCTTTCCAGGAGCGCACGCTTGCGCGTGTTGCGCCGCCCGATCATGCGATGGCTCTTACCTTTACCCGTTCTGTGCGCGGGCGTATAGCAAGGGAAGTACTCGAAGAGGTTGCTGAGTATTTTTCGTGCATGATGTGGCATGACGCTGACGGTGTTCTAAATATTATAAATGTTCCGCGTATTATCAGCAGTAAACCGACTATGCGTATTGATGCTGACGAAATAATCAGCTGCGATGTGGTACAAGATTCGACTAAACTGGCATCTGCTGTAAACATCTCGTACAATATTGCGGAATGGTCGCGCATGGGTGCAAAAGGGAATGATGCGCCTGTGGTTTTTTGGCAAGGTTCAGGTGGTAACTTGGAGCCTTCCGAGCGTCGCACTACATGGTTCTCCCCAGCTGATACAGAAGAGTGGTTCGAGACAGACACAGAGCTAAATATGGACTTTTTCTACTTGTACACCATAGATAGAATACCTAACCATGGTGCAGACCCGGAATTTGACGCACACGCGCGCAAACTATACCATGGCTCTGTTGTGGAATATGTCTGGGAGATGGGGTTTATTGAAGCCCAGTATGAAGCGTATATAGACGATATTACGCCTTGGCAGTGGGTGCTACATGAGGTAAACACCAGTACAACAAATGCGATTCAGGCGCGCTTTCCTACCCAGCGTGAAGCGCACGGCATGATGGAGGACTTAGCAGGCAAGCCTACCCCTATTATCCGTGGCGGGTTGAAGATCGATTTCAGCAAGAACAGGAATATCGCAAGGTTTACCACGACTCCTGCAGCCCAAAAAATACCAGCGCTGGAGCTTGATATTGGGCCATGGGGTGATACGCAGAATAATGCTCATGCGATTGCACAGGATATTGCGGCTATGGCGCGGTCTCAGATTCAGATTCCGAGTCTTACCGTTTTTTTCCGTCCGGATATTAAAATTGGGGAGACGTATATTGTTGATCTGCCTAGTGGTGGTGAACTGAACGTCCTTATTACTGGTGTTACACATGTGCCAGCTGATAACCAGACGCGGATTACATGCCGTGTCTTCTAAAGAATGGAGTTAGCGTATGGGGTATGCGACTATTCGCGGCAGGTTTTTGAATCCTGCTGCACCTGTTGGTGGGTCTGCTCGCCCACTTCGTGGAAAGATTATTTTTCGCCCTACTAGCCTTGTGGTGTCGGGGTCTGCGACTTCGCTTCCTGTTGAGGTTACGGCTGAGCTGGGTTCTAGCGGCTACTTGTCGTATGGGGGTGAGCGTGATATTCGTCTGCTCGCGCCTGAGGCTGGGCAGGATGCCCCGGCTTGGTGGTCGTGGGAGGCGCACGCGCGGATTTATTCTGATGGTGGTGTTATTCCGTGTGACCCGGTTGTTTTTACTGTGCAGGCTGGTGATTCTCTGGATATTGCTGAGATTTTCGCTGCACCTTACCGTAGAGGTAATGTACGCAATGTTGAGCAGGGCGGTGGCGGTTCACCACGTGACTACCGTGTGGTAGATAATGGTGATGGTACCGCTAGAATTGAGGAGGTCTAATTATGGCTATTAGCGGGTTGAATCGGCTGGTTATTGCTGATGAGAGTGGGGCGCTTACGGGTCTCCCGCTTGCGTCTGCTCGTGCGGCTGCTGAGCAGGTTGCTACCGAGAAGGTAATCGAGGCGAAGCAGGATATTCAGTCTGTCGCTGTGCAGGCGGCAGAGCAAGCCGCAACCGATAAGGTTGCTGGTGTGAAGTCTGAGGCTGTGCAGGCTGCGAAGGATAGTGTGCAGTCTGCTGTTGCTGATGCTATTGCTCCTGTAGTGTCTACTACTATTCCGGCTGCTGTTGAGTCTGGTGTGCGTGAGCATGCTGGTGCTGTTGCTGACGAGCGTATTCAGGCTACTGTTCCTGGGATGATTCAGTCTCAGGCGGCTACTGTTGTCGAGTCGCAACTGTCTGAGAAGCTGCCGGCAGCTGTGCAGGCTGCGGCTGGTAGTGAGATTACTCGGCAGATTGATGAGCGTGTGACTCCTACGATTGAGGCGAAGGTTTCTTCTGTAATTACAGAAAAGTCTGCGTCTATCAAGGATGAGGTGGTGCAGTCTGTCAATTCGTCTATTGATGGGAAGATAGAGTCTGTTGTTACCCCTAAGATTGATTCGGCTTTTGACGCCAAGTCGCAGGTGTTGAAGGGTGATATTCTCCGTACTGCTGGTTCTGCGATTGATTCTAAGATTGAGCAAGCTAAGCCTGGTATTGTGCAGGCGGCTACTGAGTCTGTTAATAGCACTATCGACACGAAGATTAGCCAGGGTATCGAGCAGGCGCGGACTAATATCGTTTCTGAGGCGCTAGACTCTGTAGATCAGACTATTGACGGTAAGATTGATGCCGCTAAGACTGATATTTTGCGTGAGTCTGAGAAGAATGTTGCCCCGGTTGTGTCTCGGGCTATCGCCGATATGAATATTGGTGAGCGTAATCACGGGTTCGGACAACGCAATATTTCAATGGTTACCTATTACTGGCCTGATTACTATAACCGCGACCAACCCGGTAAGGTGTCGCAGTGGGAAAAGACGCTGTTATTTGGTGACACGCTGGGTATTGTGATTCTGAATAAGTCTTCTGGCAACTGGGGTGACAAGGTTGATAACGACTTCTTGACTCAAGGTAAGCTTGCTGAGGCGGCTGGTGCTAAGTACGTAGCGTTCTACTTGCAGACTCGGTACGGCGCTAACTCAGAGTTTGCTACGCCTGCGTATTTTGAGCGTATCCGTAAGAACCTGAACGTTTCTGCTGAGGCTGTGCGTGAAGACACTGAGGAAGCTATTCTTGCACAGGTGCGCAACCTTGTGACTTGGTACAAGAATGGTGGCGGTCTAAAGAAGTTCGCTATCTTCCTTGACGAGGTTGTGAATGGCTGGGATGATGAGCAGAAGGCTATCATGCCGTACTATAAGCGCCTGTACGGGAAGATTAAGGAAATTGCTGGGCAGGATACACTAGTTATTATTAACCCTGGGTCGAATACGCGCCCTGAGATGATGGATGCGTGCGACATTGCGTTAACCTATGAGTCTAACGCTCAGAAGTATATTGATGCGAAGGTGACTGATATTCATCCGCGCCATTATGATGGTATGCCGTCGTGGCGGTTTTGGCATGTTGTGCATGGCATCACTAAGGATAATGTGGATGCGGTGTTCGCTAAGGCTGATAAGGCTGGTATCGGGCACCTATATGCTACGGATCGTACTTTTGCTGTTGGTAATGGTAGCGAGGATGAACCAGACCAGAACCCGTATGATAAGGCACCGGCTGAGTGGGTTGCTGATCGTGCGAAGGCTTGGATTAATAATGTTTTGCCGTTTGAGAAGCGTGTTTCTCAGTTGGAGACTGTGCAGGTTGTGAACGGTCGTGCGTATTCTCTGCCTGAGGGTACGGATGTTGCTTGGTTCTTCCTGCTGGATAATGTTACTCACCCTGAGGGTGTGACGTGGCAGACCAAGAATGGTGCTGCGCCTGCTAGTGGCCTGGTTATCCTGGTTCGTGCAGGCACACATCTCTACGGCATCGTGCCGGGTGCTGTCTTTTGAAGAGAACAGGCGGGCGGTAAAGGTGAACATGTTTCTGACGCGGATAATGTTCCTCCGCCTACTGGTCTGCGTGTTGAGGCTAGTGGCACCAATTTGACGGTTACTTGGGATACTGTTACTGGTGCTACTGGCTACCAGATCGCTATTGACGGGTCTTCGCCCGCACCTGCTCAGCCTGGTCATGTGTTCACTGTTAGGGCGGGGCAGTCTGGTATTATCCAGGTGCGCGCCGTGAAGGGTGATAAGCACTCTGATTGGTCTCAGCTGAGCTATCAGGTGGCGGATGCGCCTAAGCCGGGTGAGAAGCCTATCCAGTGGGTATTCACTTGGGCTCATGGCGGCTGGAAGGACGGCGATATGAAAACTGGTGTGTTGCGTGAGTATTTCTGGGCACCTGGCTTGAAAACGCCGGATGGTAAGGCAAGGTCTTACGAGCGTCCTGTGTCGAGTAAGACTGGTGAGCCTTTGGAGGCGCCCAATAATGCGCCTATCCAGAAGCAGTCTCTTGTATCACCTTCTGGCCTGTTTGTGAATGATGGTTCGTATGCTGTCATTTCGTGGACTGGTGAGGGGCCGAAGATTGAGGCTTCTACTAATGGTGGCGGTGACACGTGGGAGCGGTCGGCTATCTCGATTGAGAAGCGCGCTGTTTCTACTGCGCCTAAGGCTGATGGTATCGGGCGCGAGTATATAAACGCTACGGCTGGGTATGATCTTCGTTGGTCTAATACTGATACTCGCGGTTATGAGAATCGAGACGTGAAACCTGGTGATAAGGGCATAGAGCTGAAACGCGAGGGCAATGTCATGGTTTACTCTGTTATCCGTGCTGATGGTTCGCGCGAGCGGCTGCTGTGGTTCCCTTATTCCGATTTGCGGTCTAGTTCTGGTATTGAGCTTCATGGTGGTACTTGGGGTGAGATTACAGGCGTGTTTTATGATGCGTCATAGCTTACCTTGAGTATATACTGCACCTGCGCTTTATGTTTAGTGCGGGTGCAGTTTTATATTCAAGTATTCCTATGTTTTAGAGGTATAATTCAGGCGACAAAAAAAGGGGGAATATGGGTGAACATTGAATTACCTAAAACAGGGCATCCTGTGGTTGATGCACTGATTATCATGTCTGCCGCAATAGTCATCTCAGGGACGACGGGCATATATATTTACAAGGCTGTTAGTAGCAAGTTATCAACACTGTCAGATCAGGTTAGCACTGTTGGTGAGAAAGTGCACGTCGTCAGCAAAGACGTTGAGATAGCTAAGCACCAGGTAAAAAACGATCATGGTACGAATTTGCGTGACGATCTGGACGAAATGCGAGACAGGTTAGACCTTATACTGGCTGAGCAGTCACGCCAGGGCGATAAGCAGCGCGAATTGAGCAAGGCTATATCTGACGGCCTGGAAGAGCATTCTCAGTTACGTACGCATATTGAGGGTGTGCGCAATGAGATGCGGCATGAGCGTGAACGGGTTGATAATATACTATTGGCACAGACTGGCGTTTTGCCGGTTGTGCGAGCCGCTAAGAGAGGAGGCTAATAGTGGCATACAAATTTGTGACTGACCGTGACGCGAAGAATTTCACGCCGGGCTACCTTGTCCAGTCAACATTTGGGTACCCGCGTGTTATCACGAACATCACATTGCACTGGTGGGGTAAGCCTGAGTGGGGGCAGACCTGGGAGCAGGTCATGGCGTTCTTCTGTGACTCACCTACTGTTGGTACGAGTGCTCATGAGGTTATCTCTGACGGTATCGTTGGATGCATTGTCGATCATTCTGCTGCGGCGTGGGCTAACGGTAACGCTAAGGGTAATGCTCAGAGTATTACGCTTGAATGTAACCCGCGTATGAGCGAGGGTGATATGAATACTGTTGCTGAGCGTATCGCTGATATTTGGCGCGAGCAGGGGCGTATTATCCCGCTAACTGAGCACCGCGATTGGTTCTCTACAGAGTGCTCTGGCACGTGGAGCAAGGGCGAGATGACGCGCCGCGCAATGCAATACTACAACGGGGGCGCAAGCTCTCAGAAAGATTGGTTTGATATGGCAACCAAACAAGAACTTGAAGAAGTAGTCTTCAACACTCGCCGCCCCGAATGGGGCAACCGAACACTATCCGAGATGGTGCGTGAGGTAGATCAGAATACTTGGGCAGGTGTGCGCATGGTGAAGGTGCTGTTTAACCAGTTCCGTGTAGGTATCCCGCACCGTATGAAGGATGGCTCGTTGGCTGTCGGTCTGCGTAATCTTCTAGGGTATGATGAATCTACCCAGGCGGAAGCACGTAAGGCTGAGTTCGATAAAGACGCTCAGACCATGTACCGGGAATTCCCTAACTAATACTGATAGAAGGAAGAAATTATTATGAATAATGAGCGTTACGCAGGTAATGTTACCAAGACCGCAACTATGGGTGTGGCTATGGTCGGCGCTGTGATGACTATTCTCGTCTTCATTGCTGGCCGCTTTGGTATCGAACTACCTAGTGAAGTCCAGTCGGCTATCTCTACTCTGATCCTTGGTGCTACCGCGTATTTCTTTGGTCGCAACGCTGTTGGTGAAAAGGCTCATACTGAGGGTGTCGTGTCTGATGCTGTTGACTCGCATGTTGGTGAAGCTGTTTCTAAGGCTGTAGGTTCTGTTGATTTCTACGAGGCTATGGAGGCTATCGCCCGTGGTGTCGTGGGTGATCCTGCACCTGAGCATGTGTCAGAGGTGAAGCCTAACCCGGGTGATTCTATGCGTGAGCAGTGGGAGAAGGAAGCTCTTGGTGGTCGTCAGTACCGTTACGGTGAGGAAGGCGCACCTGAGGGCGGCGCGCCTGGGCAGATTTATGACCCGCGTGTTGGTTGGGTTGATGAAAACCCGGATCAGTTCCCGAGTGATTCTGTAGCCCGCTAAGTATAGAATTATCCCCCGCACCTGCCACATGAATTAGGTGCGGGGGATAATTTTGTTTCGTCCGGAAACCAGAAAACAATACCTGAATCCATTATAGATAGTTTTGTTTACTTGGTACTAATCCAGTATATCAGCTAATTTTACGTCTTGATACTCAATCTGGTGCAATTTATATTGCATATACACAGCTAGTGCGTGCGGTGCAAGTAGCGCTACTCCGATGATCGCGCATCCTGCAACATACAGCATATCCGCGTAGAGTGTTTCTCCGATCATTGCGGATAGAATGTTTACGCATAGAAGAAATGCGGATAGACCGAGCATTACCCAACCGAATGTTGCAATGTTTTTGGTGATTTTCATGAGTGTGCCTTTCTAGAGTGTGAGTTTTAGGATTACGAGGAACAGGAGCGCTGGCAGCGCAGCGAAGTAATTCCCGAATATTGCGGCGATAGTGAAGCCGATAAACAGGAGTATGCACATCCCTACTAGTAGGTTGTAGCAGTATTCGGTGATTTTCATTATTTCTTTTCCTTTCGGGTTTTCCACGCGACGTATTCGCGTGCGCCTAGTGCTGCTGCTGCCATTGCGAAGATTCCGTATGCCATTTGTTCTGCGTCGAACTCCATGATGCTTAGGGTGGGGGTGCATACGATTACTGATGCTCCTATGACTACTGCGCTAATGATTATTGCGGTGATGATTGCTTTTTTCATTCTTCTTTTCCTTTCCTTGTATCTCTAGTGTATCACCCCCTACCGACTAAACCAAGCTGGGAGAGGGTGATATATGTCATATTTAGTTATAGTATCCAGGAATGCGTTCCCGTATTAGTGTATCTACGTCAGCAGGCAAGCCCTCAATAACATCAGCCTCCCAAGGCAATGCGCTTAGAATATCAACATATTTACTGGCATCCGTCATTGTAACTATGGCATTCGCTATGTTTTCCTCCGGAAGTTCAAACGTTGCTGCTGCTATAGGACTGTTTTTCATGTCGCCTCGTCGAGTGAATATTTCGACAGCACCACTAACTAACCTACGGAATGTGTATATGAGCCTGTCTTTATCTGGCTTGCGCCTGTAAAGCACCACAAGCTCTTTATGATCGAAACGAAATAGCAAATATGGCGGTTTGTGTTTACTACTCACCTTTCGCTTCTTCCAGGGTAATATGCAGGGCTAAATAGCCTTTCTTGCTATTCAGTGACTCTATGGCGGTTTTGCTTCGTGCTACACGCATACCGTATCGCTTTAGCGCCTTGTCTACAAGGTCTTCTACACGCTGTGTGCGCCATACGAGCTTATCTGTGAGTGGCATGTCATATTCGTCTAGCTCTTTGGCTATCGCTGCATACTGTGCGTAAGCATTTTTGAAAGCCGCTTGCGAGAGCCGAGATGTATTTAGTGCCGCCGTATCTTCGATAATGTGCACAGTGACTACATGGCGCAGAATCGTCTTGCTACTCATTTTCTTCACCAATCGAGAATAAGATTTCTGCATATTTATCCGGATTTTTGGTTTTATCCGGTACGACTCGCACTCTCTCACCATCGAATGCAGCTTCTACGGCATCCCAGGAAGCCAGACGGATGGTTAGGCGGCTAGAGTATGACCGCAGGAAGTTTAGCTCTTTTAGCGCGTTTTCTAGGCGAGTATTCTCCTCGAATGCTAGCTCTGTGGTGTCATGCGGTTTTACCTCGACTACACCGGACTTGTCTTTGGTGATTTTCAGGCTAATATTACGCATCGAACCGCACCACTTTCTGCTGTGCGATTTCGTATCGCAGATCGGCGACTAGGTTGTCGATTGAGGTGTGTAGGATGAATTTCATTGCCCGTGCGTAGCCTCGCTGTTTTGCGTGTATGCCGTTGCCTGCGATTGTGGTGTATTTTTCCGCAACCTTTTTCGCGGTTGCGTATGAGCAGTATTTGCCGTGCTGCCTGAATACTTTGGTGAGCTTTTGTGCCAGGTGCTCTAATGTGTCGGCGTGAATCAGAATGTATTTCATGTATTTAATCATGGCATTACATGGGTCGAAGCGCAAGCTGTTTTTGTGTGTTTATTATCACATGTACATCTGGTATAGCACCATACACTAACGTGATATACTGGATAACGAAAAAGCCCCCGAGGCGAAAGCCTCGGAGGCAATTCCGGAAAGGAAAATAAGAAACAGAAAGGATGTCCCGGTGGATATTATACACCATTTCGACTACCAGCACTCGTTCACCATGATTCCGAACCAAATTCTGCGTGATTCAAGGCTTTCATGGGGTGCCCGCGGGCTTATAAGCTTCATCGTTTCACAGAAACCTGGATACTCACTCTCACGCCAAGAATTAATCGAGGCATCACCTATGGGGCGCATGGGAGTGAAATCTCTAATCGACGAATTGCAAGAGCTCGGGTATCTGGAGATTTCACAGTCTCGCGAGGGCGGCAAATTTGGTTCTTCGATCATGGTTGCGAAGCTCCCAAGTGTCTCACATAGTGAGCCGTTGTCAGGTTTACCGACAGCGGTTGAACCGTCGACGGTTTCGCTGCATACTCCTCTTAATACTAAAGTTATTAATAATACTAATTTACCCCCTATAGTCCCCCGTGACGCTGAGGTGGCTCAGGTCACAGAGCCGCTACGCGCTGACGCGCTCGCTGATTATGATGATCTTGGAACCGAGGCAATTGTGAAAATCGAACCTGATACTCAGCAGCATTGGCGAAAAGCTGACGAGGTAGTCCAGGTATCGAACGCAAATACCCATCAGAAGCCACAGAACGCCCCTCTAAGTGATTTTGATACGTTTTGGGCACTAGTTCCCAGGCGGGTAGGAAAAAAGGCGTCAGAGCGCGCCTGGAGGGCTGTAGAGCGACGTGGCGAGTCTCAGGACGCTATCGACGGCATGCGGGCATACGCAGCCGCATTCGCACAGAGCGGTACCGAGCTAAAATATGTTCCTCACCCGTCCACCTGGCTCAATCGTCGCGGATGGGAGGAAGACCTAGAGGCAGTATTCCCCTCTCGGAAGCCACAGATGACCGAATGGGAGCAAAAAGCCGCCCAAATGGGTTACGATCTGTCCGCACTTAAAAACGCCCCGCAAATCGCCGCACAGCACTTTGAAGAAAATCGAAAGGAAATTACCCAATGGAACTAAACACAATGCGAGCGCTCTATACGGTCGCCACCGGGCTAGATCAGCGCTTAAAGCCACTACCTGATGAAATCCTTACGGTGTGGGCAGAAATTTGTGCAGAGGTGCCAGACAAGTACGCCCGCGAGGTGCAAAAGCGACTTTATTCAACGCGCCGCATATCTATTCTCCAACCGGGGGACATTTTGGAGACCTGGCAGGAAATGAAGGCCGAGATTGACGGTGCGCTTGGAAGGTGCTCGCGCCTCGCAGCCAAATTCAAGTCTCTTGAAATTGAGGATAAGCAGGATTACGAGGCTGCTGTACGCGTGTATGAGTCATGGAAGCGAGCATATGCTGCTGTACCTGAGTTTGTGCGCAGTGAGGTTGATTTGCGCGTGCTTGATGCGCCGCGTGCGCCGCGCGAAAGGGAGGCTGTTCCGCCGCCTCCTGAGGTGCGTGCGCTTGTGCGCAGCTTTGGTGTGGGTGAGTCTGGTTCTATGCGGCGTGGGGCTGTTGAGCGTGAGCGTGATAGGCAGATGCGGACATTAGAGGGTATGTGATGCACCTCATGCAAAACCAGCTTTGCATTACTGGTATTGCATGATACACTTGAGGTGTCGAAAGAAAGGAAAGAAGAAAATGAGCGAAACACTCGAAGGCGCAATCAGCCTAACCTACCGCCAGGACAAAAAAGCCGCATGGGTAGAACTACTGGAAGACATGCCCTTTGTGAAAGACACCGAGAGTGGCAAGAAGGTAGTAGAAGCCACCGAAAACTTCATAAAGAACGGGCTTGCGCGAGTGCAGGTCAAAGACGGCACCGCATTCGATTCATCCGAGTACTGGCAGCAGATCATCGAGGGGCACCAGGAAATTATCAAGTCCTTAGAGAAGTACCTGGCTAAAGAATTTGCTGAGCTTATTCCAGATGGGTACGAGTTATTCCTGAATGAGGTTGCCGTGTACCGCGCTTACGTTGGCGAGGAATTTTGTACAGTCGAGGACTACGAAGTATCCACGCGTAAAGTCTCCTAATGAAAGTAGTCATTGAGATACCGGATGGCCACCCGCTGCTGTCGATAAACAAGCTAATGTCTGAGCATTGGCGCACTAGGCAGAAATCATCCAAATACTGGCGAAGAGCAGGGCATGAGGCAGCACATAGCCTAGAAGCTTTGGAACCACCTGTGGAATGTCATGTATACATTTACAGGGCACGCGCCGGAAGGTACGATCCGGGAAATTATTACCCTACAGCAAAGGCTATTCTGGATGGGATTGTGGACGCGGGGATACTCCCAGATGACTCACATGAATACCTAGATGGCCCACACCTCCATCACGGTGGTGTAGATAGAGAAAACCCGAGGCTTGAAATATTTTTCAGCCCATACGAAAGGAAAAAATAATGTCCGATCTGCAAGATTTGCGTATTGCGCTCAAGAATATTCAGCTGCTTGCTAATGATCTCACAGATAAGAATATTGGGCATCTCGAAGATTTGCATGACGAGGTAGACCGCATTCGTGAAATGATCTCACCCGATAACCCAGAGAATATTATTAGCACTCTATTGACTGTCCGAGAGGTCGCAGAGATGGGGGAAATGACTCCAAACGGTGTGCGTAAGGCTTGCGCATCTGGTAAGTTGAAGCCGTTTAGGACTTCTGGCAATGACCGGCTTTTCGACCGTCAGGATGTGTATACGTGGAGTAATCTGCGAGGGTAGCTGTAATTTATTTCACCCCCTGTCGTCTTGATTATCTGGTAGGGGGTGATACACTAGAAGTACAAGGAAAGGAAAAGAAATGACAGTAGGATACCTACTACAAAACAGGTTCACAGGGAAAACCCTGCGAGTAATCACAACCCTAGACGGGAAAAGCTACCTGGTAGCAAAAGACATTGACGAAATGTTCTTCAATGAGCAGGGGCACTCACGAACCCTAAAGGCACTCAAGCCAGGTGCAGCACGCAAGAAATTCTCACTGCCTAAGAAACTAGCTGCGAACGAGCGAACCCGCAAGCTAACAGCTATAACGACAGAAGATTTACTAGGAGCAACTGGGAAGTTGCGAGACGCAAGCACAGCCCAGGATATACAAGACTTCTGTCTAGTCTTCAATGTTTTCATGATCGGCATAACTCATGAAGCCAAAGTAAAGTCTCGGAAATACAACGGTAAATGGTATGCAGATTGCAGTGTATGCGGAACTATGAAACCTATGAGCACGCACCAAGGGATCGTGCAAGCATCTGATGCGCACGTCAAGAAATTTCACCAATTCAAACTATTAGCAACGGCGGTAATCTAAAATGGCTGGCAAGGAATACACAACACACTGTGGAACATGTGGGTGCCCGCGTGAGGAAAGAACAAAGGGGTGCACGCAGTGCAATAATCGGCACCGCAAGTGGAAGATCGTAGGCGACATACGATATAAAGCACCAGAACCACCTAAATGTAAAGGGTGCGGAATTGACATGGCGGAAATAAATCCGGACTGCTCAATTTGCCGCAAGAGGCAGGAGAATCGTAAGTATAAGGAAGAGCGTGTAATAGACCCTAACGAATATCGCAGCGCTGAGCTAACTAAACAGTACTACGAAAAATGGGTGCAGGCCAGGCGCGAACGCATCGCAAGACACGAAAGACTACTAGCTACTGGGGGACGACCAATTGTCTAACCATTATCTCGAAATTGACGGGCACAAGCTCACTAGTTTTATTCACGAGCTGCCATTCTATCTAGGCAATATCATGAAATATGCGTGGCGTGCACCGTATAAGAATGGAATTGACGACACTATAAAGCTTCTGGACTATCTTGATATGTCGCATTATGGATGGGTCAATTACGATCTGTCGGATAGGGCGACAATGATTCTTTCTGAGATTTCTAGCTGCGATTTTTACGGTAAAACATCTGGCGCGGATAACGTTCACAGGAAATGCATAGCGAGTGTTGCTGAGTGGATTTTGAATAGCGAAGGCTCAGGTGGAATAGACTATGAGTCTCAAAAAAATACGATTTTATCTGTGGCTTCTTTGCAGGTGAACTTATTCAATAAATAAATGTAGCAAATATCACCCTCTATTGGCTTGGTTTAGTCGGTAGAGGGTGATATACTATAAATGTAGCCAGGAAGGGCCACACAGCGAAAGGAAAGAAAATGGCACAGAAATACACCACCCGCACCGAGGCTATCGAGCGTGAGATTATCGAGGTTATCGAAGCAAGCGACGCAAAAGCCGATGATTACAATGTTGAAGCCATTGCAGATTTAGCGATTGGCGACTACGAAGACGGATACGTACTCAAGGTAGACGAAAGTGAATTCTGGAGCATCGTAGCCGACAACGAAATCTAAACAGTAGTACAAAGTTCCGCAGGCTCCCTAAGCCTGCGGCACTATCAATAAAAGGAAAATGGAAATGAAATGGTATCAACTGCGCAAGAGGGCAATAAAACAGCCGCTTAAGCCAGGTAGCCCTGAGTGGATGAAGAAAATCACTGCATCCAAGGTTGCTGCGATTCTAAAAGTCTCGCCGTACACCTCTAAATATGCCATATGGCACACAATGAAGGGAAACATTGAGGGGCAGTCGCCTACTCATGAGGTTGCTCAACGCGGGCACATCTTAGAAGACGCTATCGCCCAATGGTACACGCAGCAGCACCCCGAATATTCTGTTCTAAATCCGCATGGTCTAGCATGGAGCCGTGAAGTAATCACTGCCACGCCTGATCGATTAATAGTCATTCCCGAGGCTGGCAAGAAGTCACCCGAGGTAGTAGCGCTACTAGAGTGCAAGACCGCCATGAATGGGGCAGAATGGGGTGCTTCTGGTTCGGGTGCTGATGGTATACCCCTGGGATATTATGCTCAGGTGCAGGCACAGATGTTTTGTACGGGCGTAAAAAAGTGTATTATTGCGGCATTGATCGCAATGCAGTTCCGTGAGTACACCATAGAGTACGACGAACAATATGTAGAACGCATGCGTCTAGAGTGTTCAGAATTTGCTGCGTCTCTCGAATATGGTGTAGAGCCTGACTTTTCAGAAGAAGAGGGTGACATGTCGATCTATGAGGCTGCGCGCGAGCTGCACCCTGAAATTGACGACACACTTGTGGTTGCGTCAAATGATGCAGCTGTTCGCATTGAGCGCTTCCAACGGATCAAGAAATTGTATAAGCAGACTGAGGCTATAGCTAAGAATTGGGCTGCCATTGAGATGGGGCGCGCCGCTGAGCTTGAGTATAATGGGCGACCTATTGCTAAGCGTCAGGCGCGCGGGCAGGGGAAGCCATTTGTTGTATTCAAGTAATTAGTGATGTATTTCACCCTCTCCCAGCTTGGTTTAGTCGGTAGGGGGTGATACACTAGAGATACAAGGAAAGGAAAAGAAGAATGAAAAAAGGAAAAATCATCTGGGAAGTCCGCAACCGCATCATGCACGGATGGGCAATCACTAAAGAAGGTGTAGGCTTCCACCTGCTGATCGAACGCGACGACCCGACCGCTACCCATATAGAACTAACCATGCAGGGGCGCGTAATCCTAGCAGATGATTATGAGGTGCAAGAATCCGAGATACGCGATCTGCTATTCGACGAAATCCTAACTGAGACCAATAGCCCGATGCTGGCAAACCAGGAATACGAAGAATCCGTATCCTGCTCAAAAGAATCAGCAGAAAAATTCTTCACCCACGCGTACGAATCAATGCTATAAGCATCCACTCAGAAAGACAGGACACAGAAAATGGTACAGCCACAGCCAGGAAACCAAATCTCACGCAACCAACAAAGTAGCCAAATCGCAATACGCGACCTGCAAAAAAAAATAATCGAGCCGCAAAAAGAATTCATTGCCGCCGCAATGCCGAAGCACATGCAAGGTGACGTACTCGACTGGCTCGCAGCCGCGTCATTGGTAATCAGGAATGACACTAAACTTGTATCTTTGGCACTGAATGATCCTTTGCAGCTTACAGTGATGCTGCAGAAATCGGCTCGGTATGGTCTTACCCCTGGTACGGATGAAATATATTTTGTGCCACGCGGACGCGAAATAGTAGCAGACATAGGCTATAAAGGGTGGGTCGAGCTAATCCGTCGCGCCGGGTATGCAAAGAACATTCACCGAATAGCAGTACGCGAGGGCGATAAATTCGAGTACGTCGAGGGTGTAGACGAATCACCTAAATATATGCGCGCGCCAGATGAGGAGCGTGGGCAGCTAGTGAAAGCTGTCGCATGGGTCGAATATAACGACCTCGCAGGTGGCGGTATATCACCCGTGGTGCAGGTTGGCAAAGATCGCATACAGGAGGCTATGGATGCGTCGCAGACAGCTCGGAGTAAATTCTCGCCGTGGCAGAAATACCCCGAGAAGATGTGGCTGAAAACAGCATTGCGTGAGCTTGCTGGCGTTGTCGAGTGGTCTGCGGAAGAGCGGCGCACAACCGCGCTTGCTGCGATTCGTGAGCGGCGCGAGCTTGAGCTTGAGGCTATGCGAGCTGAGACTGAGCGCGTGCAGGCCGAGGTGGCAATGATAGAGGCTAAGGCCAAGCTGCTTGAGCTGCAAGCAGCACAAGCATCTAATGAAGTATGACTTATTTCACCCTCTCCCAGCTTGGTTTAGTCGGTAGAGGGTGATATACTATAAATGTAGCCAGGAAGGGCCACACAGCGAAAGGAAAGAAAAATGAAAAAAGCAACAATCTCTGATAAGTATGAGATTCTACAAGACGATTTTATTGAAGTTTTCGGAGAAAAACTTTATAGGATACGCGCATTGAGGTCTTTCTCAGACGTGATTAAAGGCAACATTGGTGGGTACATAAAAAGGTACGAAAATCTAGCTCAGTCCGGCAACGCATGGGTGACTGGAGACGCACAGGTGTACGGCAACGCACGGGTGACCGGAGACGCACGGGTGTACGGCAACGCACAGGTGTACGGCAACGCACGGGTGACC